TATAACTAATCTAATAAACCAACTACGCACCCAATAAAAATCACTTACATCTCAGTAAGACCTGCGCGCCCAATACCAAACTCCATTTTACCTTGAGCTGTACTAGCATAAAACGCATCAAACTCCGCTTCGGTCATATCTTCACCAATACGAGTGAAACGAGTATTCTCTACAGTTTCATCATGTAATTGTTGTTCATATTCCCTTTGTAATTGATCACCCCATTCTTGAATGCGATCGAATTCACTCAATTGTTCATTCACATCTTGTTGGACCTCCTCTTCTTCATCCTCTAACCTTTTTCTCACTTCCTCAACATAATCTTTATAACTAAGTTCTCCTTCATCATAGTGTCTTTTTAAACGACCAGGGACGTTGTAAGTTCCAAACCTAATAAGAGAAGCGGCTTTCTTATCTTTCCACTTCATCATTTTTCCGAATTTATCTTGCAGTGATCTACCATTTGGTTTCCCCATAACATTAGGTTTGTAAGATTCATTATCGATGGTGAGGGCATTAGTGATTTCACTCATCACTTGCTGAACTCCTCGAACATCACCCAATTCTAAATCTTGCAAAAATTCCAAATAGGAATCTTCTTCCGATACCTTCTCACTAAGGTTAAGTTCCCGGATGTCGCCAACAACAACGTCAGCTTCATCTTTTCCTGATTTCACTTGTGGCATGACCGAACTAATTCCACACATTTTCAACATTTCTATTTTTGGTAGAGTGCAAAAAGCAATCATCCAATCCCTATCAGGTAGACCTGTTCTCGAATTCCATTTCTGGATTTTTGCCAACTCTTTAAAATCAGCAAACACTTCTTGATCAATATATTCATCTAACGCAGCATATGGAAGATCATCTTCAAGTTCCGCAAACTTTTTATAAATGTCACGAATAAACTTCCCAAGATGTTCATCATACCAACCTCCACTAAAATATAATCCCATTAATCTTTCCATTTGAAATTTACGATCAGTAGGATTAAAACCAGGGGGCAAAACTAAGTTTGCCCCAATTTTAATCATATTGTGCGGAACACATACAAATGTTGGACCTAAAATATTTGTTATTGGTACTATTATGTTGCCTAAGAATGGTAATTTCAACCCTTCCGATTTGAGTTGTGCTAAATTTGAGCAAAATTGAGAAGAAAATTCTTGTTCCGCTAAACCTACATCTGTTATCTTAATATCTTTAAATGTAAAATTGGTTTTAGTTTTAATAACACCAAGAACATAAGACAAAAATGAAGATAAGGGTTTTTCGTTAAAATCAAAAAGTAAAATTTCTTCTGAAATAATTGCTTGTATTTCAGCACTAGAAAATATGTTTCTAATAGTTGTACCTGGAATCCCAGATAACATACCATCAGTTTTGTGCACTATTTGAGCACCACCTACATGCACATCATGTTCATATGTAACACGAGAAGCAAGTAACAACAATCTATAATTCAATTCTGGCATACCTACCAAATGACTCTTAGCCCATGTTTGAAATCTAATGCCTGCTTGCATAAGAGTATTCATGTCCATTGCTGATACATCTGGATTCATAATGAAAATTGAACCATCCACAAATACGAAGACCCATAACTGATCATCTCCATAGCTAATGCCTTGAAAATAAGGAGCAGTTCTTCCATGTAAAGTGAACTCTTCTGTTGCTATTCTATGTACACTAAATATCCAATCCATCATATTACCACCACCCCCGAAAAATTGGCAAAACCTATAAGCACTACATGAAAAATGGTTTTCAAAGAATGATTGTAAGTGATGCTCAATAGGATGCATAGCAAATTTACACAATAATCGCATAGGTAATGGTTG